TTTCTGTGTGTGTTAACGATAACAATAGTATAGCACCACGGTTGCTCAATGTCAACCGGGTGCCTTACCAAATTATTTGAAGAAGATCAACGCCATTAGCACGGCTTGAATAATAAATCCAAATCCAATTGTGACAATGTTCAGCATATCTTTCTGGATTGTGGCTTTGACAAATAACAGAGTTAAACCTGTCCAAACTAACAGTACCAAATCTACTCCTGGCAGTCTATCTGTTAGACCTGCCATTACTGCTAACATGCTAGGCACGGTGGCAGCGTGAAGTACTATGGCAGCAAGCCATCCAAATGTTTCTGCTGAGATCACAGAGATTTTGGTTTGAACAAAAGTTTTGACTTGATTGATGTCGATCATATTTTGATTCCTTTCTGTCTATAAAAAATGTGTTGTCCAATTTGACCTATCTTATCTAGCTGCCATTTCGGGTTAACGTAGGCGGCATGATAATACAGAGCATCTTTGAGAATAGATAATCTAAATCCTTCCAGTAAAACTTTTTTGGCAACTTCATAGCTTTCATTATAGGCTTCCTTGTTTATAGGTCTGTTTTTATGTACTGAGTCACATGCCCATGAGAATTGGCATACAACTTTTTCCATAAACACATTTTTTTGGTACACGACACCGCAGACATCGTTACCGAATTTACCAGCGGCTACACGATTCATCGTTACCTGCGCCACTGCAACTTTACCTTCAAAGGGCTCATACCCTGCTTCACGATAAATGTTGATGGCTAAACAGTCTAACTGTTTTTCACGTGTTTGTATTGAAACCACATCGTTGCTGTAAGCACCATTCTGCTGTTTCAACTGTTGAAACTTAGCAGTAGTCATGGTCGTGACTAACCATACCACAGCGATCAATCCTATTACATAGGATACTACTTTAATTGACTTTTCCATAAGTCCTCCTTAAACTTGGTGCGATCCAAAACCATAGATCACATTACATAAAGGGAGTTAACTTCACGAGGCTCTGAAAGAACCCTACTTTCGTGTAGTTGTCTCCATTGGACGCACAATCTCATAACTTGTGTGCCTTTGGCGACCCTTGGCATCCCGAAAATACGGGTTTCTCATTGGCCAAGACCCGCGGAACTGTTTCTGCTTTTGACATACTTTGGTTCAACTATCTTAGTTTCTTTGCGAAACGTTTAATATATAGTCGATATTTTGGATTCATAGACTAAAACCGGTGATTATCGACGCATTTTGGATATATCAACGGCTTGTTCGTCGCTGAATACCGGAACAGCATTTGACTTGTGCATGGTAGCAATTCCCTTGACCATCGTTCCTGTATACACCGGACTAGGTTTCAAAACAGCATTACCGCCAGTGTCCACGCTCTTAATATGTGCTGTGGTATTACGTCCCTCTGGAATCTTAAGACTGTAGGAACTACTCAAACTCGGAGCACTCAGCCCGCGAGTCTGTTTTCTTTCTTCTTGCTCAACGCCTTGCCTTTTGAGCAACTCTTTCCAAGATTCTTCCAAAGCTCTAGCCTTTCTTGCATGTTCTGCTGAAGCGAATTTCTTTTTACCTTTTTTCTTGCCAGTGGTTGACAGCCACGGACCTTCTAAATGCATACTCAAAATAGAACTCCTAAAAATTTACTGTACACACAGTATAACGTCTTTGTTAGTGTTTGTCAATGCCAAAATATGGATCGTTTCGCAACCAATCGTAGTAAATTTGGAATCCTTGATCTACATCTACTTTTGGATCAAAGCCAAAATCATTTTTGGCTTTGGTGATGTCTAATGCACCGCGACTAGGAAAGTCTGCGTCTTTACCTCGCACTTCGATATTGCCGCGTCCCGCAAGTTTCACCGCCAATTCCGCTGCACTTAACAGAGTTTTACTGTGGCTTTTGGTTATGTTATATGTGTTGTTGGCTGCACGATCAGATAGTGTAGCAGCAACAAATCCTTCTGCGGCATCATCGACATAAGTGAAGTCCAGGGTTTCGTTTGGCCCGTTAACCTTGAGAGTTTCACCGCGCATAGCTGTGAGCAAGAACTTTGATATCACACGATCCTCTACATCCAACGGACCATATACCGCACTAGGTCTTAGAATGGTATGTTCGATACCGTGTTTACGAGTGTAGTCTTTGACTAACCACTCTCCTGCAAGTTTAAGAATACCGTATTGTCCTTGCGGGCGGCAAACAGCATCTTCATTGACAAAGTTTTCAAAATCACCGTAGACCATACTGCTGCTGGCGTAGGTAAATCTCTTGACCTTGTACTGCACAGCTTTCTCTAACAGCATCAACAGCCCTGTGCTCATCACAGTGCTGCCCCAGCATGGATCGGCATTTACTACCTTCTGTCTGGGAAAGCTGGCAAGATGTATAATGGTGTCGATTTCAAATTTAGGCAGCAACCAATCAAACATACTGCCTTGAAGGATGTCGTTTTCGTGAATGTGAGGAGTTTTGATTAATTTCTTGCGTTCTACCATCAAGTGATCGAGCTCTGCTCTAGGGATGATACCATAGTTGGTCATGTTATCATAGACAACCACAGTGTGTCCTTGAGCTTCTAATTTACGCACGATGTTATGACCGATAAGTCCTAGGCCACCTGTTACTAACACATTCATTTTGTTTCCTCTGCCAATTTCTTATATCCAGCCCAACTTGGATGGACGCCGTCTGCTTGTAATCGTGTAATCGGCAACACAGTGTCTCCGTACTGTGCGGCTACTTTTTTAACGATTGCTTGAATGTCGGGTTTGATAGCAGGCATGATCCAATACACCCGATCTGCTTTGGTCAGCTCGCGAATAGTACGCAATTCTGATTCTGTCTTAACATACTTATGGTCATTGCTACCTAAGCTGATAATAACTGTTTTTGCCACGTAGGGACTTTTGCCTACGTTTGAGTTCAACCATTGATAACTGTTAATACCGCCTTTGGAATATGAAACACACTCCTGTCGCACTTGGGCTGTGCCTACTGCAATACTGTCACCCATAATCAAACACTCTAGCATAATATCCCCTATCATAATAATCTATATTAACACATTGTGATACCAAGGTCAAGAGAAAGCCCACCGAAGTGGGCTGTTCTTTTAGTTCTTATTAACGATTCATCACGTACATAGTGATTTCGAACCCGTAACGCATTTCAGTTGCTTGAGGTGTTGTCCACATAATAGTACTCCTTTATTTTATAAAATTACATACCGTGTTGCATTAGTATGTATCATTATTATATGATAGAAATACCACAAACGCCATAGTGAATATCATTAATCTACTATCGTAAAATTAACTATTCAATACCTTGGCAACTGAGTTTATTACTGCGGCAATGCGGCCAATGTCACGAAGTTGTTCAACTGTGTAGCCTTCTGTCTTTAATGTCTCATAGTGTGCCTTAACACAGAAGTGACACTTGCCCACAATACTTGCGGCAAGACTGAATGCTTCAAAGTTTGCCTTGGTAGTTCCGCCATGTGACGCAATAGCGTTCATGCGTAACTGTGCCGGCAATCCTTTAAGAGCAGGATCATCAGCCATTTCAACGTATGGATACCAAACGTTGTTCTGTGCCATGATACTTGCGGCAGTCATTGCAGAGTCTGCGTGAACCGGAGCATCTGCTAACAAGACAGCAAGTACCTTACCGTTGCCAGTTGCGGCCAGTGCGGCCACGGCACAGCCAATAGCTACATCTGCATCCAACGTTGAACGCAACAAGACAGCGTCTAAATTTAGTTTAGTATCCTTTGCGTAGTCTGGCAACGCACCTTTTACTGTTTCAATAAAATTCATTTTAATATCTCCCTGATGCTAACACGATTTGACAAATATGTTCCAATCGTTCAATGTGTTCAAACGCCCTCCAAGGGCTTGTATCTATAGCAACAACACCGTGACCTTTGATACCCACAATGTCATAGGCAATATTGCCTTCATTATCTAACTGTAACTGCTTGTGGCACTGATCCGCTCATAGGCAATATTGCCTTCATTATCTAACTGTAACTGCTTGTGGCACTGATCCGCAAGTTCTTGACTGATAGGAGGTACATCGCCTACATTGGGTGCTACCTTGGTATAACGATTGAGTTCTGGAAATGCTGCACTGACTGTGCTCAAATCAATACCAGCATGCATTGCCGCAATACAGTAAGTAGGATGTAGATGAACCACTACTCTAACTTCATTGCGGTGCTGGCCCATCTCTTTTTGTAGACCAAAGTGTAGAGGAATCTCTCCGCTGGGTTTTAGTTTAGCACTGATGTCAGTGTAATCTAACTCTGTCCAGTTGTAACGATTAACTGGCTGTTTCAATATGCCAATCTTTTTAAACTGATCAGGTTGCATAGTCTGCTTACGGACGCCGCTGGGTGTGATATAAAAATGATCACGGTCGTGATGACGAATTGAAACATTGCCATCACGACTGGTAATCCAGTTACGTCTATATGCTTCAACGAGCGTGTCGCATATAGTTTCTAACATTATAGAGTCTCGCCGCCAACTGTGCGGTTACATGCACATAGTTCGCCAGTTTGTAGCGCATCTAATACACGAAGTGTTTCTTCTGGGCTACGACCAACGTTCAAGTTGTTGACAGTAACGTGTTGGATAACATTGTCTGGGTCAACGATGAATGTAGCACGAAGTGCGGCACCGGCTGGAGCATAGAATACACCAAGCTGTTCAATCAAGCTCAACTCACCACGCTGTGTATCAGCAAACTGGTTGTGTGTGATCTTCTTCAAATCAGCATGAGCTGTCTGCCAGCTAACTTTACAGAACTCATTGTCTGTGCTACCTGTGAGCAATACTGCGTCACGGTCAGCAAAGTCACCTGCTAACTTATCGTAGGCTACAATTTCTGTAGGGCATACAAATGTGAAATCTTTTGGATAGTAAACGATTACTTTCCACTTACCGGCAAAGCTCTCGTCTGTGATTTCAAAGAACGCATCTTCTGGCTGTCCTGGCTTAACACCTGTTACTGCAAATTTTTCTAACTTATCGCCGACTGTTTTCATAATATCTCCTTGTGTGTGTTCGAAAACTATAACAACTCTTTGTTGTATGTGTACATTATATATCCTATTAATCTACAAAATCAATAGGTTTTTCCTAAATATTTTTTTATGAAGCTAATAGATTTTTTCAATAACAAAAGGACCCGAAGGTCCTGTTGTGTATCTCTACTAGATTAGAAACTTCTAGTGTATGCAAGACGCCAAGAATTGGTTTCACTGTCGCCGTAGCTTCGAGTATAACGAAGACCAACTTTATCTTTGTCAGTTAGTTGAACCACTGGCTCAATACCATAACGGTTGGTTTCGAAATTGTTGCCGGTACTAAAAGCATTGCGATATCTATAACTGAAATCAACACCTACTTTTGCTACAACAGGAACCACTACACCTGCATCTACTGCATAGTAGGAAAAGTTAGTAGTTGACGAAACCTGTTCGCCTAATCTAACCTGAGCGTATGGTGTTCCTCCTGCAACTTTCCAGCTGTGCTTGATGCGAGCTTCATAGGCAGTGGTGATAGCACCGTTGCCATATTCTGCTTGACTCCAAGATGTCTTGCCTGAATATTGCCAAGCACCATTTTTGACTCCAACTACTACTGCAGGAGTGTAGCTGTCTGCTCCTGTTGCACGGTTATGATTATCTGCATATTCAATACCTGCATACCCTTGAGCATTAGCAACGCCCATAGCGCCGAGAAGGGCGCCTAAAACTAACAATTTTTTCATTTATAATTCCTTTTGGTTGTTTACAATAGCTTGGCCACCAAGCTACATCGACTAATATACAGTGTTTCTACTGAGAAGTCAAGAAAAAGCGGCTACGAATAGCCGCTTTTGGTAGTTTTGTTTACAAGGTATTTCCTACCCCGGACCGCTGTTTTTTAGGCAGCTAGAGCAACTTTGCTTTTGCCAGAAACTGTGTTTCCAGTGAAGCTCATTGCGCTGAAGTCAAATGTATCTGCGTTTGCATTTACGAGTTTTGCTTGATTAACGGTCATCGCCTACCGTGTTGCCGTCTCTATTATCTCACCCTGTCGAAACCATGGCAGGCCCATCAGAAAAACACTTATGTTTAGTTAACCCTTTGCTTGGTACCCAACTAAATCTATTAAAACAACTTGGGCACAATGCGGTGTACTTCATAAATATCCTTTTGGTGGACCTGGCGGGAGTCGAACCCGCGTCCAGAATGCCTTCACTTTGAAGGGATTACAACAATTCCTTACATGAAAACATGTATCAACATAAACGTAACAATTAAAACTGCTACAATTAGTTGATACGCTTTCATTTTACTTACGCAGGCTGAATATTGCTGGCCTGTGCGCCTTTCATACCTTGAGTTACTTCAAAACTTACAGTCTGTCCTTCTTGCAAGCTCTTGAAGCCACTCGAATTAATCTGTGAGAAGTGAGCAAATAAGTCTGCGCCACCATCGTCGGGAGTAATGAATCCAAAACCTTTGGCGTCGTTAAACCATTTTACTTTTCCTGTTACCATTTTACTTTTTTCCTTGTGTTAAAAATGTTTAGTGTCTGTGTGTTGTTATTTAATCCAACCTATCTTTTCGCCAGCTGCTTTGCGGCGATCGTGTTCTTCTGGGGTATTAGGATATCTCCATGCCCAAATGGCCACCATCATCATAAACACTGCTGTGCTCAATATGCCCACGGGCTTTACTCCGCTCACATACATCATTATAAGGCTTATTGACATCATTGTCAACATCAAATAGCGCATTTTCTGTGGAAACACTCGCTTGGTATTCCAATTTGTAAGGAATGGGCCAAATATCTTGTGATTGTAGATCCAACGGTGCATGCGTTCCGATCCCTTGCTGAAGCAATAGGCCGAGAACACAATAAACGGCGAGTAGGGTATGCCTGGAGTTATCAATCCTACATAGGCCATTCCCAAACTAAGGAATCCTAATATGTTCCAAAATAATTTTTTCATGTTATGCTGCCACTATGCGGTTAGGTACTGAGGCCACTATGATATCGGAATGCAGATTAGGAGTGAACTTGCCTCCTGCTGCGCCGTTCAGTGTGGCTAATATATTTTGTGGTTTGGCTTTTCTTGTGCTGATACCACCATAAGGCAACCCTGGCAGAGCAAAACTGATATGTATCCACACAGTCTTGCCTGGCAGATATTCCAACAGCAGTTGATCATAAGGTATATTTTGTTCAATCCATTTAGCGATTTCAAAATAGCTGTGAGCCGGAACTCCCCGAAACTGTAGATCTGCTGCCTGCCCTGTGCCGTGAGCACCCCCACCAATAGAAGCACCATGTCTATAGGTATTGGTTATTAGTGTGTTTGGATACTTAGCCTTGATTGGTTCTATAATATTCTGTGCTAATGCGGCAAGGTTGTTGACCACTGCCTGAGGACCTGCCACCAACGGCGAATGTTCTGCTAACTGTGGGATGGTTCTAGGAAAGGTGACATTTTTTATCATCTGAGCTAGAGTTGTGCCTTTGGGTGTCAATACCATGTCCATGGTTATTGTAGAAGGGACGGGGGTGAAAGGTTGTGCTGCTTTGGCTGCAGAAGGTTTAACTCCGTCAGTTTTTGGCTGAGGAGTAGTAGTTAATGTCTTGTGTTCTTCAGTGGTGATTCTGCCTTCTGCTAAAAATCTATCGGCTTCTACTTTACCGGCAGTGTTGTCGTCATCACCTTCTACGTTCTGTACGGCTGAGACCACAGTTACCTTTGGTACCGCAGTGGCAGTAAATGCACCCGGAGTAGACGATGCATCGTATAAGGCAATGATCTGACCATTAGCATAAACGTTGGCTGCATCGTACACTGGCTCTACACGGCCGTTAGTACCAAATCTCAGTCCTACAATTGAATTGAAATTATGTTGATGAGGTACAAGGTTGGGGCCGCCAACTGTGGACGAATCCGCATTGGCCGGTGTAATGGTCGGAGTAGTTGCCATAACCTATTTAAGCCATTGCGATCCCAGTGGTCTGTTGTATAAATTGATCAGCAAACTGCTTGTCTGTGGCTTCTACCACAGCTACTACGCCTTTGGCCACTCTTACTTCTTTGCTGGGATCTACAGTAAACAGATAGGGCATCAATGCTGGTCCTTTTGGACTCATAGCAATGACCATGGGATGAGACAGTTTATAATGCATTACCTGGTCTTCCGCTAATTTTGCTACTAATTCTTCTCCGCTGGTGAGCTTCAGTGTGATCACTTCTCCTACTGCAACACCTTTGTCTATCAACATCATATTTGTCCTTTGCCGAATCCACCGGCTGTTTGTTCTAAATAAGTTTTAAGTTCTGTAAAGCCGCCAACTAATTGATTGTTAATGAAAATCTGCGGCACTGTACGTGCATTAGGTACAGATTCTAAAAGATCTTCTCTAGTGTAGCCGTCTCCGATCTTGCGTTCTTCATATGCTATGTTCCGCTGTGTGAGCAGAGCCTTGGCTTGATCACAGTAGGGACAGTTATACTTGCTCCATACAATTGCTTTCATTCTATTTCCTATATTATCCTGTGTACACAATACCGCCATTCTTATCTGTGACCCGGACCAGCAGCATGCCTTTGTTTTTATAACTCAATGCGGCTGCTATGGCAGATTGTTCGTTGCCATAATGTCCTATTGTGGTCCAAGATTCGTATGGATTGCTTCTTTTGAATTGTGCTTTGTACATAGTTTATTATATAGCTGGAAGTGCATCGTAGTCAAGATTTTCTCCCATGACTCCGATTACATAGTTAGTACTTTCACTTTCTTGTAGAGCTGTTTGTTTTTTGCTGGTATCGACGTGTTTGTTGAACCAAGGAATTGGAGTTGACTTAGGAGCACTGGCCTGATACTTAATGCCAATATCTTTTAATGCACCAACTGCTGTGTAGTCAACAAAGTCACGTAGAATGTTAGCGTTCAATCCGATCACTGGTCCCATCTTAAACAAGTAAGTGGCCCAATCTTTTTCTTCACGAATCACATCCATATACAATGCATATACTTCTGCTTCACATTCTGCTTTAGCTGCCAAGAATCTAGGATCATCTTTGATTACTTGATTGATCAAGTAAGCTGTCCAGCCTTTGTGTAGTAATTCGTCTTGCAGGATTAGGCTGATGATGTTGCCGTTGCCAATAAAGATCTTGTTCTCAACCATTGCCAATGATGTAGCAAATGATACCATGAAACGAAATGCTTCCAATGCATAGCTGGCATGCAGTGCCATCCAAACAGCTTTGACATATTCCATTTCTGGAATTGTTTCACCTAGTTCTTTACGACAGTTAATAACATGCAACTTGTCATAGTAGTTGCCCACCGAACTGGCCATTTCTACAATTTCTTTGGTATCGTGGATAGTGTTGAACACATCCTTGGGCACGTTGTAGATATTACGAATGATGTGACTGTAGCTCTTGCTGTGAATATTAGTTTCAAAGAATCCCCAGTTGTACATCAGCGCCTCTACTTCTGGAAGACTGCACACAGGAGTGAATACCTGTGTCGGGCCACGACCTTGCAAACTGTCTAGTGCTGTTTGTCGTAGTAGGTTACTGGTGAAGATATGTTTGACCGCGTCACTGGCATCTTTGAAATCATTTGAATCTTTGGTAAGGCTGATCTCTTCTGGTTGCCAAAAGAAGCCACGTGCTGTAGCTTCAAAGTCTGCGATCTTTTTATATTTTACTTCTTCGAAGCGTTGGATAGTAACTGGACCTGCTGGGTCAAGAAACATTTTACGATTCAGATAGTCTGTCTTTGTGTTTAGGTTGTATTGTTGTTTACTCATAATTTACATGCTTCGCAATCTTCTTCCTCAATCAACTCTCTTTCATTATGAAATCCGTTGTAATGTACTTCTGGTGTTAGTTCTGCCTGTTGCTTACTGCCAGCTTTATTGATCAAACTGTAGTAGAATGTTTTCAATCCCCATACATGTGCCTGCATGAGATTTCGAGCAATCAATGTAGTTGGAACTTTACGGTCTGGCCAATGTGCTGGATTATAGAAAGTATTAGTGCTGATTGATTGATCTACATATGCTGCAAGTACAGCCGCAGTCTTCAAATACCCGTCACAGTCTTTCTGTTCCCACATCAGTTGATACTTGTGTTTGAGTCTATTATACTCTGGCACTACCTGTGTAAATGATCCTGCTTTAGATTCTTTAGTAGAAATCAAACTCATAGGCATTTCAATACCGTTGGTTGAGTTGATAACCACAGAGCTAGACTCCACAGGTGCAATAGCCATTAGACCGTGGCTTCTGTAAGGTAAAAGGCTTGATGCTCCATCCAAACTTTAACTTCTGCCAGTGCGTCTTTGTCGCCATATTTTATTCCCCTTCTTGCATGCCAATAAGCAAGGTTAGTTACACCAATACCTAAGGGTTGAATTTCATCGTTGCTGAGCTTGCTCTGGATGCTCAAGAAATCTTGATAATCCAAAATGTTGCACAGACTACGCTGTAGTATGCGACATGCCCGGCGCATGTCTTCTGGGTTACGGAACGCACCCCAGTTGATGGATCCCAGTGTGCATAACGCTATGCGTCCCTCCTCGTCGTCTAATCTCTTAAATGAACGGGTTGGCAATAAGATCTCACAGCACAAGTTACTTTGATATATGGTATGGTACTCAGGATCAAACGGACCTTGATTCATAACGTTATCAATAAACACCAAATAGATGCGACCTGTATCTGTACGCTCCTTCAAAATGCCAGACTTGAATACTTCTTCAGCTGACATTGTTTTCTTACGTAGGTCTTTACGTTTTTCATACTTCACATACAATTCTTCAAACCGTTGAATGTTCTTGTAAAATGCTTCATACAAATCAGGAACTTCGTTAGGATCAAAGAATGTGATATTCTCTTTGTTCTTAAAACGTCTCCAAAAGAACGCACTCAGCACAACACCGTAGTCCATATGTCGCACTCGAGTTTCTTCTGTGCCTTGATTATTTTTCAGTACGATAAGATCATCGAACTGCAGATGCCAGATGGGATAAAACACTGT